CACCGCTAACGGGATGTAAGGCAGGCTTGTCGTGCCCTCTTCATGTAGCGCCCAACCGTCTTCACCCTTGCGCCAGGTGGACCACTTGCCCTGTTCAAGCACCCTGATTTGACGCACTACGCGATCACCAAAAATGCCTAGCGGTTCTGTGACGTACTCATTAATCCGAATCTGATTTACTTTCGCGAGCGGCGTGTCGCCATCTTTGCGCCAACCCAAGATCTGATCTGCGCTGATCTCCAAGAAGTAAGGGCGCAAACCCAACTGACGCTCGACCGCAAGGTTTGGAGCAGCTTCCGTGCTTGGGAAGTCAACCAGGACCGCGCTATGCCCCATAAGAAGGCTATTGAGAACAACACGGCGAGAAAAAGCATCCAGATCAGTCCCATAACCGTCAATGTCTTTGATGAACTCGGTCCAATATTCATCAACCTCACCGCCTTCTTCTCTTGGCTGAAGAGTGATGGGTTTACGGCAAATAAGGCCTGCTGCCTGATCAGCAATGCGGGTTAAAAAGGGCGATAAAACAGAATGACTAACCCTTCTGCGCCACGCTGCAGAGTCTTCCTTGGGCTCGATCGGCAACAGTGTTCCGGCGTTATCTCTAAATGCCTGGGTGCCGCCAACGCACACCTTGATTGGCTGCCACCATTCACTCATCTGCATATATGGCCCACTTAGCCAACTTGGATCATTACCAGCCTTTTCCTGGTCGTTTAATGCAGCCTCATCCGGCGGTCCATTACCAGGCCCGTAGATTCCGCTGGGATAAGAGCGCGAGTTATCAGCCAAGGCTCACCCGTAATGACTTATTAACATCAGTCTAAGTTGCCCGAATTACCGTGGATCGTTATCAAATGGCCCGGGAATTTGAATTTGTCAGGCAATGCGATGAGATCCATAGGATTCGAGATTTAAGCGAAGCCAAGGATCTAGCCATTACGTTGCTGCGGCTAAATAGAGCGATGCGCGAGACAGTGGCGGCGATAGCAAAATCTGAGATCCCAGAACGGCAATCACTGGGCTGAATGTTTAACCGAGGGATATTTGGTGCGTCCCTTGCCCTTACTGGCTTTTACGCGATGTTTTACCGCTTGCTTGGCGGCTGATTTAGCTGTTGCGATCTGAACGGCTTCTGCTCTGCCAGGACTATCAGGCACACCACCATTGATGAGAAGTGCTGTCCAGTTCACAGTTGTCCATTCCGCCTACGCAAGGGCACAATAGATCCGGAGGCGTGGACGGCCTCTGTTGGGATGTTCTTGGGGGGCTGTGTGGGGACACAGCCTTTTTTTTATGGATGTTTCCCCGAGTGGGCCGCTTCATAGGCCTTACGGCCAGCTTCAACCCGTTCCCATTGCTCGGCCTTCATCTTGTCGGTGTAAGCGTCATTCTTGAGATTTTGCTGGATTATTTTTTCGCGTGCTTCTCTCCGGACTTGTTCAAAATCACCGTTAAGCCACTCCTTAGGGAAACGATCTCTGCATTCTGTAAACGGGACACACGGCATAAGCTTGAAAAGCTCATCCACGTCCTGTTGAAATTCAGCCCTGACCTCTGGGTTGCTATGGACTTGTCTCTTGGATTTCTTAGACCCCCAGTGCTTACCGCTTGCCTGCTGACCTTTTTGGGCCGTGGCTGCTAGTGAGTTAAACCAGTATTTTCCATAAACTGGATTACCTGCCAAGAAAGCCTTCCAAGTTGCTAGCAAATAAGGCGGAACAACGTAATTAGCGTGGCTCCTGAAGTAGCCAGCGGGTAGCCAACCAGACTCATCACTTTTGTATCCCTGCAGCAGCTTTCGATTCCACGCAACGTGGTTGCATTTCCGGGGCTTGATGCTGCCTTTGATCTTGGTTGGCTTTGATTGCTTGAGCAGCTCTTCAAGCTCTTTTTCCCAAACGATCCGATTTGCAGGTGGATGGCCCATCTGCGACAACTTGTCGCGCAGATAATCAATCCGCGAAAGGCGTTCTTTGCTCATTGTCTGGTGGTTGGTACTACGCCTGCGTAAGGCGTGAACCGACCCTAGCAACAACAAAGCCGCCCGTAAAGGCGGCGATGCTGTGCAGGTCAGAGCTGTTTAAAGGCTGGGTGCATGGTTTTCCAAGTAACTGGCAAGCTTGGCTAATTTCTTGTCCATGCGTTCAACCTCATTGATGCTCAGGCCCCACGCAACGCTGTTATGCGTGCAACAGGAGCCTTGTTCCTTGAGACATGCCGCAAGAACGCTTGCAACCTGTGGTTTCAAATAGACCGCAACGGTCATAAGTTGTGCAAAGCCCGCCTCGGGGTAGATGACCGGGGTACGGGTTAGAGGTGTTGGGAGCTGACACTCCCTCGCCTCGTCAAAACGCTAACACCTGAAATCCATTGCAGCAACAAGGTTTTCATTGCGCTCACGTAATGCGTTGAGACAATTACGCCCGCGCATGGCTAATAAACCTGCGCCTGGCGTGACTTGCCGCTGCCGGTTTTATATCCCTTGATGCCAGCCAACTGCCATACGGCATAACCCAGCGCATCGGTCTGACCTGATAAGTCATCGACTCCGCCGTCACCCTTCATCGGTTGTTGTGTCGCCTGGTCATAAGCCTGCTGCTCAAGCCCGCGCAGCATTTGCTTGCAATCGGGATGGACAAATAGATGGCGCTCACCTTTGGCATTAAGGATCTGCGTATTAAGGCTCAATACCCGATCACGAATAAACGGATTACTAGCTTGGGTTTGGATGCGCAACCCTGCCCGCTTCATTAGCCCAAAGTCAGATATGCCCGCGTTCTTAGTGCTCTTGCTTTGGCTGCTGGCATCAGGGCAGACGATCAGTTGGTTGTGATCAATCCATGGCTGATATTCCTGCAGTAACCGCTCGATTACGCCAGGCGTATCGCGTGCCACAAACTCTTGGATGACGTGGATGCCATCACCCTGCTGCACGCAGATGATCATCATGCAGCGGTTTACGTTGAAATCCACCCCACACCAGATCACGTCGCGCTCAGTTGGTGCCGATTGGGTGCTGATGTTTTGATGCCGGTCAAATTCTGGGTAAACCGGCGATTGGGTCAGTAAGCAGAACTCGCCCTCTGTGTAGGACTTAAACAATGCCGGGCTGTAGTTCTCCCGCATTGCATCAAGGAAATCAGGCGGAAGGTAAGGGTTATCTGCGGTGCGTCCTTTGTATAGAGCGCGATCTGGTTTGTCCGCTTCCTCAACGAACATCGAATACAGGATGCCAAAGCCTTCTGGCGTGCTGAATAGCCCTAGTTGGCGGCGCTTTCCCGCGCGAAGGCGACCAAGGAATTTATCAACAGCTCGACGGGCAATCTCGATCTTGCTGGTATCGATCTCATCAGCGCAGATAAAGGAACAGTTCAAACCAATGATTCGGGCCCAATTCTCCATGGACCGGCACAACACCACTACCGGTCCCTCTGGCAGTAGCAGCGTGAACTCAGGCAATGGGCTTGCCCGGTAGGTGAACTCAATCTCGTATTGCTCCAGGAAGTCTTCCATGGTCCTGATGACCACGTCCCTGACCAATGGCCCGGTAGGGGCAAACATCACACCGAGGGTGTCTGGATTATCGAGAGCACAAAGAACAGTCCAGGCACACATTGTTCGGCTCTTGCCTGCGCCATAGCCAGCCACGAAGCCAATGATCCTGTGGTCAGTGTCTTCGACCACGTCTTTTTGGTACGGGAGGAGATCGGCTTTGATCCGGTTGCGTAAGGCTTCAGAATCATCAGCAGTGCCTCTGTATTCAGGATCAGTTGGCTTGGGAGGTTCGAGAAGTGTTCCTCCAGGGCAGGCGCTAAGTAATGACATCAGTCAGTAGCCCTGTCGATGGTTTCACGCACCCTGCTAAACACCGTTAGCTGATGCCTGATCTGCGGGTCTTGGTATTCAATCGTGGTTTCGATGATGGAAGACAAGACGCCGATCATTAGACACCAGTCAGAGAACGAAAGGGTTACAGATACTGGCCGGGCCAGGTCTGATTTGTTCATTCATTAAATGCTTGCCGGGATACAGCGATTATCGACCTTTGGAGTTGAGTGCGCTTGTCTTCGACAAGGTGCATTGATGAAACGAGAGTGCAAGCGCTGATGCCGTTGTCTTCTAAGCAGACCCTGTAAAGGTCGTGATCGTCGTTTAACGGGCTGACTTGTAGCTCTTGCATTTCAACAATCGTGAACGGGTAAAAGCGCGTAAGCCTTGGCGAGACCTGTATAGACGCCATGGCGGGGATGATCGCGACGATCGCGGTTGTCCAATTCGTAGAGGTAGTTCAGCCAGATCTGACGATTTTGGAGAGCCTCGATGTCTTCAGCACCGGGCTTGGAGCACATCATTGGGTCAGGTTTAATCATTTGGATCCAAGTCCTACGAGAGCGATTTGAGCGTCAAGGCATTGCTTGGCGCACATGAGTTGGCCACGCCTTTCGGCTTGTTCGCGAAGTGAGCGATAACCGGCTAGCGCTTCAGCCATAAAGGCTTCACGGGACATGCGGCAATCTTCTTCAAGTTTGACGCGAGCCTCTGCGATGTAGTTGTCAGCCATGCGTTCGCTGATGGACCACAGTTCCGCACAACTTCGCAGTATGTCCGTGCGAGATTTTCCATCGCATAGCATCCCGTAAACGGTGTCTACGCGAAGAAGTTTTT